GAGGGAAGTAAGTCTGTTTTCTTACCTCGCGTCGTTCTGACACCATACGCTGTTTGTTTCGCCCGTTTCTTGAGATGGCCGTTACAATCGAGATCACCGATGACATGATCGCGCAGGCCGTGCTGTACTCCAAGTATGGGGGTGCAGTAGGGGCTGTTATGATCGCCATTCGCATGGGACTCCTCCGCTTCCTTGTGGGGGTCGTTTACAATGTGTTCGGGTTCTTGGGGTTCGCCGCCACCACGAGTGTGGGGTGGTGGCGCTATCACAGCCAGATTGGTGCTAAAGAGTTGGCGGTTTGCAAGACAGGCTTTGTTACCTACGGTGACAGAACCTTCTATCGGGATCCCTCGGATCTGGTGCTTTATTCGGTCAAGCCGGGTCGTGCCAGGTTCGTGGAGGGGCAGTTCGTTCTCAGTGACTACGTCCTCGTGCCTGAAGAGACCGGGACTATTGCTGAGTCTGCGTTGTATGGTTCTGATCCTATCGCCACGCGCTCGGTGGCCCCGAACGACTATGTGTCGGTTTACGTCGTCCACGACGACGGATACCACTACCTTGGCGGGGGCTTCCGCGAGGCTGCGTTTCTTATTACGGCAGCCCATGCGATTACGGATTCTTTGGACCACCGCATTGCCTTGTCTAAGGATGGGAAGAAGTTTTACCATCCTGGTAAAGTCATTCGCCACTTCGTGAACGACGACTATGTCCGGTGCACGGGAGACGATGTTGGCGCGTTTGAGCTGAGCGCCGCTGATTGGGCGGTTCTCGGTGTACGTAGCGTCAAGCCTTCAGTCTATAGCGCTACCGGCATGTCGCGTATCGAGGTGTTTGGACGGGATCCCGTTGGTGTGCTTAAGGCGGGAGTTGGCAATCTTCTGCCACCCACTCAGAAGCAGAAGTACCTCGGAGTTGTTCCGCATTCGGCGTCCACAATGAAGGGCTTCAGCGGTAGCCCGGTCTACACGATTGGTGAGACCGGACGCAAGATCGTTGGCCTTCACATTGCTGGAGGGACCGGAACGGAAAACTATATGGCGAGTGTCCATGAGATACACCAGCTACGCCGGAAGCTTGGGTTAATTCCCGAGGTTCCGATGGTGGCTGAGGCGTCTCCTGATATGAAACACCGCCAGTTTGACAGGCATGAGCACAATGACTTGATGGACGACCTTTCCCGTGTGAGTAAGCACGGGGGGTTGCTCAGGGTGTACGACGACCTTGCAGGGAATGATTACGCTGAGAGCGCCGACATTCCCAAGGCTGTTGGCACGCCAGTCACTGGGCTTGAGCCCGAGGTGTCTTCTGGTTCTGGTGCAGATCTTGTGCCAGCTTTGGCGCCTGTGCCATCGACGGGAAACGCGTCCGCGAAGGAGAAGGCGGCTTCCGAGGTCGCCGACGTTTCGACTGATGCCGACTTGTCGCATCCGGACGAGGTTCCAGACGAGCTAGACTTTTCTAAGTTGTCTGAGGAGGAACCTGTTCCGCCGATCGGCGTAAAGCGCGTCAGGAACAAGAAGGTCGGCGGCATTGGTGCGTTTCTGGGCACCACTGCCCTTGCTGGGGCTGTTATCGGCAAAGTCGGCAGCGCGTTCGACCCAAAGTGGCTCGATTGCACGGCTGCAAGCTTGGCCGAGGCCAGCGCCGCATCGTACCACGCGATGCTGAATTCTCCGAATTTTGACAGGTACCGTGAGTATATGAGTGCTTCTGGCGTTGTTGCCGCGGACCAGCAGAGAACAATGAAGGGTGTGGACGGCACCGACTTGGCCAGGCTCTTCGGCACCGGTGTTTCTAATCGGAGCCGTAAGAAAGCCTTGAAGCGGTTGCCCGCACGCTTTCTCGAGGTTGTTGAGAAGCTAGGTCTGCCGGTTAAGCAGTACGCCCAGTGGACTCTCCCTCCTGCAGGGGTTGAGGCCATGGAGCATTCGTTGGCTACTCAGCTCGGGCGCACATGCAGTTCGTGCTGGCCCGAGGAGACTAGGCGACAGTTTGCGAACAAGTCCGGTCCGCAATACGACATCTTTCTTGAGGAGGTCGCTAGGTACCCCGCCAATCGTGCGGACGCGTTTGCTAACGTTCACAGCAAAGTGACGCGATTCGTCCTCGGGCTTGACGGTGACAAATCGGCAGGCTGGTCACAGCATTTTAGACCAGGCACGAAGAGATCTTGGCAGGACACTGAAGGTCTTACTTTAGCATCCTACTTGACTCGGTGCCGTCTTTTGCTGCGGGCCGCGGTCGGGCCTTGCGTGATGGCGCAGATGACGCCTTCTCAATTGATCGAGGCCGGGCTATCGGACCCGCGCACATTGTTCATCAAGAATGAGCCCCACAGCGACTCCAAGGTCGCCGATGGGCGATGGCGTCTTATCTGGGGTGCCTCACTTGTTGACGTGTGCGTTGCCAGCGTGACGTGCCGCCGGCAGGATAAGCTTGATATTGAACAGTATCAAGGCGGACCTGTCGAGGGCGGTCACCAGCAGGCCGCAGGTTTGGGACATCACGATGCGGGTATTTCCCGATTGTGCGTCGAGTTCCAGCGCCTGATTGACACAGGTCTTCAGGTGTTTGACTCTGACGCGTCCGGTTGGGACATGTCAGTCAACCGCGATTCTTTGTACGCAGATGCCTTGCGTCGCATTCTGCTTTACGAGGGCCGCGGTAAGGCTGTATTTGAGCGCCTTGCGCTGTGCGAAGCCGCAGCGAATAGCGCCCATGTCGTCCTGATCGGTGGGAATTTGTGGGAAGTCTTGAAGCCAGGGATCACCGCTAGCGGCATTTTGTCCACTACTGCCCAAAATTCGTTCATAAGGGCGCTCTTGTACGCCTTTGTGGGTGTTAGGCATTCCGTGGTTGCAGGAGATGACGGCGCCGGCGCTCGTGAGCATGGCTATGACCACGTGAAGGCTCTTGCCGAGTATGGGCCGGAAGAGAAACAGGTTAATCTCTATACGGCCGACTCGGGGCTTGAGTTCACCTCCCATCGCATGAGGCGGGGGACGGATGGGACTTGGTCCGCAGAGTTTTTGAATCTCGGCAAGGCCTGCGCGCGGTTGGCCTTCGGCGACACCGTCACGGCCGACCAGTTGGCAGGCCTGATGTTTTGTGTCAGGAACAATCCCGCTGAGCTCAAGACGCTTGGCGACATCGCCGAGGAGATGGGCTGGCCCATAGCGGGCGTCACGCCTGCTTTTCTCCCGTTCCTCGACTAGGAACCCGCGGGGCAAGTTCCCTCCCGAAGTCCCGGGGTCGCGGGTGGGCACCCAATGTATGTATTGGATTCTCCGCCATAAGCGTGGAGGTTTTGTTTCTCCGCCAGAAGCGTGGAGGTTTTGTTTTGCCTTTTGTTTCTAAGGCTTCCGCTGTTAGTGCGGGTTTTGTTTGTTTTGTTCGTTCGTTTGGTATGGCAAACGGCAAGCGCGTGAAGAAGAAGATCGTCAAACGCAAGGGCAATGGCCGGCGTTCGACTGCCGATCAGGTCCAGGCACAGGGAACAGGAAGGGCCCCCCGGGTCCCTTTCGGCAACGGTGGAGGAGTCAAAAGCACCATCCCCCGCTTGCCCGCCAGTTGCTGGGACGCCTTCAGCACCGCCCATGCCCCATTGCCACGTGCCGTGGGACCCTACACCGTGGTGCGGACCACCCGGCTCATCACCACAAATTCCAGGTTTGCCTTGGTGGGGAGCTTTGCCCGCTTCGGAGGTACGGCAGGGGCCGCAGATGGGGTGCCACTGTGGTCCAATATCTGCTGTGCCACCGAGGCCGCCGGGGGTTCAATCGGTTCCACTGCTGCCACCACCTTCTATGCCATTCCAAGTCCAGTCCCCGATACTCTTACCGGTGACGCTGGTGGTGGGACCCTTTGTCCCTCTGCCATTTCAGTACAGGTGATGGGGTACGATTCACTCCAGAACGCGCATGGACAGATAGCAGCTGCCGTCTGTCCGGTTCGGATGGATCTTAGGGGTTCCACCAGGTCTTGGGATGGTGTCGGAGCCCAGTTCTTGGCTTATTTCCGGCCGAGGCTTATGTCCGCTGGGAAAGTCACCTTGCGGGGCGTTCAGATGGACTCCCACCCGCTTTCTATGGCAGATGTGTCACAGTTTCGCGGGGTGGACGAGGTTCCTGAAGCCCTGAATCCCTTGGGTACAACCCCGAATTCGTGGAGTCTGGCCGATGCGCCCTACGACACGAACGGGTGGGCACCCATGGTCGTCTACAACCCGTCAAGCGCGAATTTGTCGCTGCTCATTACGTTTGAGTGGCGGGTTCGGTTCGACATCTCCAACCCGGCTGTTGCGTCGCACTCACACCATGGTGTGAGCAGTGACGTTAGCTGGGAGAAGCACATTGCAGCCGCCACCCGGCAACTCCCCGGCGTTATCGATATCGTCGAGAAAGTTGCCAATACGGGCATGGCCGTTGCGTCAATGCTTCGTGGCTAAGCGTTCCGGCGCTCTTTTGTAAAGGCGCTTCGGCGCCTTCTTTTGGGGTGCTCTGTGAGAAATTACCGGAGGTAAATGGTAACCCATCAGAGCTGAAAGACTCTTCCCACCGG